AGGGGATCCATTACATCCTCAAAGTCCATTTCAGGACAGGATTCGGAACAACTCTCTGGCCTGTCCTCACGTGTTGAGCCTAGCACACACCCGTACCCGGCTTCAACTCGCTTTTCTGGACCTGTTTTGGTGGTTGTTACGGCACCGGTGTGGGAACTCTTCCCAATCTTTTTCGTGTGGGAACTGTTTTCACAATTGCACTTGTTTTCTATGTCTCCACTTGCCGATAATTACGACCGTGGGAAACATCCACATCACGGCGCGGCCTAAACCCTCGCCGTGGGACGGGGCTAGATTGTACGGGATTCTCTACCGGAGAGAAAACCGTGGCCCCGTGGGAATGGGATCGGACGCGATCTCATCTCCCAATCAACTCAGGCGCGCATATTCCCCATACTTATCCGCCGCCGCCTTGAACCTAGCTTGCACCGCCTCATCCCGATCACGGAAATAGCCCACCAACTCATCCCCAATCGTCACCTTCCAGAGCCTCCGCAACTCCACCCAGGTCACGCCCATCACACCTATGCCCTCGTGGGACCCAGCGCGATTCATTCCGTTTTGCTCGTGGCTGGCTTCTCTCAGGTTGTAGCGCCGGCAATTGAGGCCACACCCGTCTCTATGGTCGATCACGGGCGCGGTTGATTCCCGCATCAGGAAACGATGTAGGCTAGTCGATCCCTTGTACGTTCCAGTGGTGGCGTAAAGACACTCTCCACTCCTCTGCAGCGACCAACGACGCCACCGCACGAGCTCCCAATCAGATACGTCTACGGCCGCAAAGTATCGTCCATCCCTACCCACAGGGACGAGCATGTAATCAGGATCAGGCATGGTGACGCCCATGAAGATCAGACTTGGCATACCGCTAATACTACAGCTTGGGAACGCTTCCCAATGAGGGTGTATGGAGACGAACCGCCTCGCGCAACCCATCCGCCAACAAGATTGCCGCCGTTGGTGAGAGCGCGAACCGAGCATTTCCAAAATCCACGAAGAAAGCCCCGGCAGCGGGAATCCACCTAATCTCTAGTGAATCAATATCAATTTTTTCCATCAGCCACCTACAGTGAAACTATGCAGCGTCAGGGAACATAGTTCGGAACCATCGCCAGGGTCAATGTCTGGCGTGAACTGAGCAGCTACCGCGAAGATGTAAAGCGGATCAACCTCGGTGATGTTCCCTGGGTGCTGGTCCAGGTCTACGGCCGGCTGGGGGTTGCTGGCCACGTTGCTCTTGAATGTGCCCTGCAGCTTCCCAGATCCCGCCCAGATCAACAGGTCATGCCCCTGGATCATCCACATGGTCTCTGGAATGTCGGTGACTCCACCTATCGGCTCCGGGACCGACGACGCCAGCGGCAACAGATCGTCCAGGTTCTCCCCAGAGATGGCTTTAGACATGCCAAAGAGCGTCAAGGTGAGCATCCCAGGCACAGCAGCCTTTACGGTGCCCGTGGCCGTCACATCGAGCAGGACGAGCTCCAGATTGCTGCTACCCGGTACTGTGACCGTCGCCGGCACAAACTTTTCATCCCGAACCTTGAAAAATTCCGGGCTGGTGGAGGTGAGAGAGAGAGGCGCGGCCGCTGGTGCCTTGTCGATTGTGTCAGACATAGAAATGCTCCTTGCTGGTGGATTGAGCAACATGGGTCCGACGCAAACCCACTATAGCCTAATTCAACGTATCCACAACCCTCACATCATCGTGCTTGTCGGGATCAACGACGCGCACACACTGAGCCACTTGGCCGCTCTCTGGATCCACGGGAAGCGCGAGAACGCAACTCACCAAAACCATTCCAGGCGTTTGCTCCGCTCCGCCACGCCTACTCCCAAGCACAATGCTCGATTCCTTCACTTCGGCCACAAAACCAAAGATTTGCGACTCAGGAAGAGCCACCAAAATCTTGTTTCCCTTCGCCAACACGTTCCCCACTCGATCCTTCACCATTCACAACCTCCACATCGTTACACCCACAAGGGCAATCTAAACTGTCCTGCCAGCCTTCAGGCCAAGCATCCTCATCCGTACCATTCGCACGTATCCAGGCCAGCAGGGAGACGCCTTCAGCCGTCAGCCACGCCCAGCCTATCCCCGTCCCATGCTCGATCAGCCCCCAGTCATCCAGAACCTTCGCGCCGAACTCGCGCCAGCCAAGAACCGCGCCATCCTCAAGTTGATAGAACGAGCCGCGCTTATCGTGGTCCTCGGCAATCTCCAGAAGGTACAGGATTATGGGCCAGTTTGAATTACCACAGCCGCATAATTTCACCTTTTCGAGAAACACCTTGGCTTCGCGCAGTTTCATACAATTCCCTCTAGCTTCGCCGTCTCCCGCGCAAACCATTCAGCCTCTTCGGGGTTACGTTCCTCCCACGATAGCCCCCCATTCGCGCGATCCCACGCGGATTGAGTGCCAAAATCGGCCGTTGTGGTGAGTTTCGGAGCCGGTTTGATGCCGCACTTGAGGCTCCACGCCTCACGGAACGACATTCGCGCGCCGTGGTTCTCCGGTCTTGGCCTAAATCGAACCCGTGGCGCAGACGCTTCAGCGTCTCGCGCAGTAGTTGTTTGTTTTTCTATCTCAAGTATCTGTTTTACCCTGACACGGGTGTCACCCCCTCCTGTCACGAAACTCTCATCGAGAACAGGGAAGGTATAGCGGTTGGTGTAGTTGGATCGGCAAGCGTATTTGCGATGCTCCACCAGCACCACACCCAGCAGCCGCAGCGCGCGAATGTGACGCCGAATGGTTCGCATATCCAGCCGGCGACGCTCCGCGATCCAGCGCACCGAGGCATAGCAGGTTCGCGTCTTCAGGTCCATCCGCTCCTGCATCACAAGGTAGGTATCACGGAGCTCTACCCGCGAAATGATGGCATCCAAGCCATGTATCCGTTTGACGAAAAGCCTAGAATTGAAGTGACTTTGACGTAATTTTGACTTGATTTTAGACGCGCGCGTTTGTACAATCGGTCTCAACATAAGGCTCTCCTGTGCCACTCGTTGATAGCGAGTAGGGGGGTTGGGATAGAAAAACGAACTGGGTGATAACAGTTAGTTTGAGGGGGTCACGGGGTTCCGCCCGTGGCCCTCATACTTTTTTAAAGCTGAAGTGAGCAAGAGAGCCGGCCAGGGTTTCGTCCTGGGGGGTCATTGCTTCACTTGACGATTGGAGAACACTTGGCCGGCGATCCGCGCAGAGTTGGCGCGAGCTTCGCAGAATCTTTTTTACGTGGGAAATCGACTTGACTTGCTGAGGCATATTTTTCCCTTCAAACATCCTTGAGGGCGGATGGGGGAGGGATGTCTCCCCCGACCCAATACACCGGGGATCAGCCGGCGTTTTGCCTCATTCAGCTCCCCGCCGCCGCAAGCGGTAGAGGAAACCTAAATCGAGAATATAGCTTTAAGTTTTGTGGGTAAGTTAATAAATTTAAGTGGATTAGATGTGAACCTTGAACGTTAACATCCTTAATATCAGAGCCATAGGAGTTTAGCGTTTTTTCCGCCGCGTCTCTTTTTTAGGTTTGCGATAGATCACCTTGCAGAAGCGCCCGGAAATGTCGCCAATATCCACAACTGAAAATATCTCCCAGCCGCGACCCTCCAAATCTTCCAAGGACTCCGGTAACGTGCTCCACTCGGCTGATTGCCAACTCCACTCATGTTTCATATTTTTAGGCTTAGGTGATTCTGTAGGCACGTTGAGGCTTCTCCTTCACAGCCTGGACAACACGAGCAAATGGAAGACGCGAATGGATGGGGATGGATTCGAGGCTGGAGACCTCAAAATCCATCGCGCCCGTGAACCGCAACACCGAGGCGCAACCTAAACAGACAGTAAAATCGCCGGGCCCAGGCACAATCTCATCCAGAAGCGAAGTACAGGCGTCCAGCCGATAAAAGCAGACTGGACACCAGTGGAGCTCCGTTCTAGTGGTGAGCGACTTCCCCGTTGTCTTCATTCGCCACGCTTCTCTTTTCGCTCCTTGACGTTAACAACCTTGTAGGCTGTAAAGTTGGGGCTGTTGCGGCCCACAGCGTTAGCTGTTATCAGGAAGCTGTTCTGTAGCATCCTGTTATTGCTCGATTGGGCCAGAGCAAAGCCCATGAGGACTAACAACCCGCCGTACTCGTCATCAGTCAACTCAATAGTCATCGCACAGCCTCCTCTGGCTCGTCCAACTCCAGCCGAGTATCCACCACAACAGCGTTCCCCATAATCACGTCCTTGCGGCCGTGGATGTAAAGGCGTGTCGCGGGTATGTTCAATTCTAATTTCTGCAGCTTCCCCAGATCGTTGACGACCATGAAACGCCCGTCAATCGTACAAACCTCTTCGATAGGACCGCCCACAAGATCCTGCAACTCTTCGCGCGTCCAGTGAACCCCATTGGACGGCCGCAATTCCCTCGTGCGGCCGTCCGGTTGATAAAGCATCGTGCTCATTTACTCAGTCTCCTGTACTTCGCCGGCCGTTGGTGGATCCAAAAGTTCAATGACGAGCGTTGCGATTCGCGCAGCCCCTTCAACTCCCTGGCCTTCGATGCGGCCGAGTAGCCAAAACAATTCTGAGCGGGGATCGGTTGCCCTGGGAATCAGAGCAGCCGCGACCTTCGGTTGAGTATCGCGGGTTAGTGTGCTGGTCTTTGCCATTACGTTGTTGCTCCTTTTTGTGCTGCTAGTAATGCCTTCAAAGCGTCATCTCTCGCCACGTTCACGCGAGAAAAAGCGGCTGATTCTGCGTTTGCCGCGTGTAGCTTGCGGATCAGATCACGATGCGCCAGGGTGACAAGGTGAGCCGGCGACATGGGAGGAACATTGAGGACGATCCAGCAGTCCTCTCCCGCGCCGGCCGTCTGAGGCAGAGCCTTGAAACCGGAAAAGGCGCGTTCCATCATCTCCGACGCTCCCCACCGCTCGATGGAGCGCATGGCCTCAATCGTCTTGGCGATGGAAGTCATGTTGTCGCGTAGAGCATCAAACTTGTCACAGGCAAACACGGTCTGTTTGCCCCGCCGAATAAAGTAGACGGCCACACCTGGGTCCACGGGCTCACGGTCCAGGCGCGGAGTCCCATCGTTCTTAAGTGGCAGGTTGGTGGAGATGACAAGAGACGTTCCCCCCAGGCGATGCACTTCAGAAACAATGAGGCTATAAGCCTTCGCGGTTGGAGTGTCGAAGCGGGATTGAACCTGAATCCCCGCCCTGTCCCAGCCAAGAGGCCACTCCAGCGGATAACTATTCGCCATCAGCCCCCTCCTCTGCGATACGAGCCTTAGCCGCAGCTAGTAACGCCCTCACCATCCAGAGACTTTGAGACATGCGCTCCAGTTCCGCAGCCTTCCGCAGCAGCTTGTTATCCGCCACCGAAATGCGAATCCCGGTCTTCACCGTCCCACTCCGTTTTTTGCTGTATAAATCCGGTCGAGGCGCACCACCAACCGGAATCTTTTTTGTTGTCATGCCGCCATAATGGAGGTTATTATGCCGGTATGTCAAGTGGAACGTGGAGAGAGGCTATCGCAGAGCAAAACGAGCGGCTGGGGATCAAGATTAGAACCCCGCCGACACCAGATACTTTGCCGCCCAAAAAACCCGTGGGCCACGTCGATAGGATGGCCGAACGCCAGGAACTTGCGGGAGCGATCGACAGCCGCCGCCGCCACGTTGCCAACGAAATGAACGGTATCGAAAAGAAATATGCCGCCTACCTCGAAACGCGCCGGCTGTGCGGAGAGATAGCGGGATGGAAGTTTGAGGGGATCAAACTAAAGTTGGCGCGCGCGACCTTCTATAACCCGGATTTCCTGGTAGTCAAGAATGACGGCCGGCTGGAGCTCCACGAGACCAAGGGCCACATGGAGGATGATGCGGCCGTGAAAACCAAGGTAGCGGCCGAGATGTTCCCAGAGTTTCGCATCGTTGTGGTGAGAGAAGTTGGAAAGCCGAAACGATGGAGTTTCAAGAACTACAAGCATCAGGAGGAGCAGGAGTGAGTTGCCCGAAATGCGGCAGGGATCACAAGCGCAGCAAAAACGGCCCCTGTCCAAACTGCTACCGAAAGACGTACAAAAAGACCGAATCCGGTAAGGATGCCATCCGTCGAGCAGACAAGGCATCTGTACGGCGACACCCAGAACGGAGGATGAGAAAAGTTGTCAGATACAGGGAAAAAATCGGGTACTACATCCCAGCGGAGCTCCACGCGCTCCGCAACGCGACCAAAAAACTCGAAAGAGCACTGGAAGCAGCCGAAAACGATCATGCAGTTCGCCCAACAAGTGAACGCCGTTTGCAGCAGAGTCTTGAACGGCGAGATAGATATGGAAGTGGCGAAGACCTATTCAGCGATGGCGCGAGTAGTGACCCAGGCGGCGAACATTGAAGTAGCGCGCGCACGTCTCAGTAAAGACCTTCCAGAGTTGGGGCTAGAAGACGATGAATAGCGAAATTGGGCGCGAACTGAAAGCGAACGAACTTAAGGTGAAAACCGTTGTGGTGTTGATGGCCGAACGGAGCCGATGGGTCTACACCGCATGGGTCTATGAGTTGGGCCAGGACTTTGTAATCTTCAGCTACGAAATAGGCCCAGGGACCAAGGTAAAGTTTGTGGCGCACCTTCGAGAAGATGGAACGCTGGCCGACGATGCAGCTAGAAAGATCACGGTACACGAGTACTTAGGAGAGATTTAATGGCACGAAAAGACAGCTTCACCGGCAACACAATGTTTTGCGTCAACTGCAAAAATCCGATCCCAACAGACCGTAAGAGCGATGCAATCACTTGCTCGAAAGCCTGTACCAAGGCGCGCAGAGACTTCATGCGGAGCAAGCTGGATCAGAAGCAATGCCGCTACTGCCTCAGACCATCGACAGCCGAGGAGCGCGCGCGGTACATGGCATGGAGGCGCGCAGAGAAGAAAACGGCAAGGGAGGCCGGGGATGGGGCAAATGAGTAAGGGAGAGAGAAATACCCCCTGGGTTGTGGTGGATGGAGACGGTAAGGGACAGGTAGGACGCTGTGTTCGCTGTGGAGGCAGACTGACCCTGGGACTACCAATGGGGCTAACAGCGGTTGTGCTGTACATGCAAGCGTTCGTAGAAGAACACCGCTATTGCAAGGAGGCCAAGGATGGAGGAGGAAGATAGAGAGTTCCGCAAGCTGGCCGAAAAAGGCATAATGCGTTTGGGTACTGCTACAATCACCCCCGAAACACCCAACGCCTTCCGCCACGTACTCCGCCACGGGATCAACGAACGGAAAGGCCAGAAATGCCGCATCCTCCACCAAAGCGGCACACTCGCCCAAATCGAGTTTGAAGATGGCCATAAAACTTACGTCAATCGCTTTTGTATTGTGAGGACGAAATGATAACGCTCATCCTTCTGGTCTTCGCTTTTGTGTGCTTTACCCTCGCCGCATTTTGGAATCCCCCACCCTGGTACAACCGTCTCGTTGCAGCCGGCCTAGCCTTCTGGGTGTTGTCGGTCCTTGTGGCCGGCCGTCTTATACGTTGAAAGGAGGCGCGCGAATGGATCGAACCACCGCAGCACCGCAGGAAGTACAGAAGATCCTGGGCGGCAAAGGCAAGAAGCTACACGCTCACGAGATTCACGTCAGGCGCACCGAGAACAAGGGCTATATCGCGCGCCACATGCTCCGCGACAAACACGGCAACTTCCCAATGGACGGGCAGCGCGGAGAGGCTGAATATGCCCTCGCCAACCATGACGAACTTCTGGCCCACATGAAAGATCACATGGCAGACATTCCCGACGAGGCCGAGGAGGGCTAACTATGCAAGCAATGGCTGAAATGCCACGGTATGAATCCCATAAGAAAGTATGGGCTTTAAAAATCAAGAAGGTTCTAAAAGATGATTGGGGCATTGGGATTCAATTTGAAGACCCGCAATTCTCTAATCGTGTTTTCACGAACGACCAACTAAAGAATAGACCCGTTCCCGAGGAGGGGATGTATCTAGTCCAGTATGAGGACGGATATATCAGCTTCTCTCCTGGAAAACAGTTTGAAGAAGGCTATACGAGAGTCAACTAAAATGCCCTTCAACTGGCGTCGATTGAAGGACGAGACCCAGGACCAGCACGATAACAAGCGATGGCGCGCGGAGCTCACTGTACTAGTACAGGAAGACGAAAAACTCCGCGAAGACGGCCGGCGCGTCTGCCAGACCAACTTACTCGCACTCTGCTGGGTTCTGGGATTCTGCCTAGTCGATGAAGAGATACACCACGAGGCCATAGGCTTCTTCCTGCAGAAAGAGCCAGGGCTATCACTCGATGAGTGGATATCGGGGAGTATCAAGCAGGGTAAACGCCGTGGATCCCTCTTACTCCCCCGTGGCGTCTACAAAACCACCATCTCCCTCGCCAATTGCGCGCAACTCATCATTTGCTGGCCGCTGACCATCTCCATAATGATCCTTTGCGGCCGCAGAGACCTTGCATGGGACTTTGTGAAACAGGTTGGTGGATTCTTTGTAAGGAGACCGAACCGACCCCCTACCCTCTTTCAAGCACTCTTCCCAGAGCTCTGCGTGGGCAAGGAACCCGACACCGGCGAGTTTACCGCCGCGATCCGCCAGGACGAGCCCCGCATCATTGAGCCGGCCATCTGGGGGGAATCTGTGGAGTCTGGACTATCGGGGTATCACCCCAACTATCTCGTCATTGACGATATTTCAAATAATCGCAACTCCCAGAAGTACGAGAACCGAGCTCAGATCACCAAAAAATACAAACTCGCGCGTAAGGTTCTCTTGCCCCTGGGACTGGAAACTAAGTGCGGGACCTCATACGGAACCGGAGATGTGTTCGCAGATGAGGTACTGACCACGCGCCCAGGCGAAGTGAGGCGGATCGTTAAGCCGTCATTGATTCTCAAGAGCGGAGAGCGGCTGGATCAGAACGGCTTTCCCGATGAGGACGAAGTGGTTTTGCTGTTTCCGAAGATCCTCAGTTATGACTATCTCCGCGCAGAATATGACAACGGCTTCGACTCGTTTATGACCCAGTATCAAAATGACGAGTACGGCGCGGCCGAGGTTGTGTTTTCGCAGGATCAGATTTTGCGCGCGATGGTGAATGAGGATGCTTTGCCGCTCGAAGGCCGAACCTTCATTCACTGGAGATTCCCCTGCACCCGCCACCAGTGGACGACAGCGGCCGCTGTTGTCGGAATCGAGTACCGCAATCGCTGTTACATTGTCGAAGCCATCGAAGGCCACTACAAACCCAGCGTTCTCGCTAACCACGTTGTCACCCTGGCGCGGAAGTACCAGATGCACCGGATAAGCGTCGAGGACTCCCCAGGCGCAATCCTCATGCAGTCAGCCATACAGAACTACTCCCTTACAACGGGCTGGGATGTAGGGATCGACTGGCAGGACTTCAACGACGACACCGGACAGCGAGACCTTAGAATCCGCAACATCGAAGCAGACCTCGCCACGGGACGGCTTTACTTCAATGCCGGCATGAAGCAATTGCGCGCGCTCATGCTGCAGCTTACCCAGTACGGGATGCTACCGAACAACGCCATTCCCGACTGCATAGCGCGCGTGGCCGATGCCCTGTTACCCCCAAGTATCGCCAGGGAAATGGACGACGAAGACGAGGCGTGGAACGCGGTTAAGGAGCGCGACAAGTACAACATGATTTATGGTCGAGGCCAGTATGCTAGGCCCGAACCGGAACCAGAAGAAGAAGAGGCCGAATACACCGACCCGAACGACGAGCCCTATAACGAACTGGGACTAGAGAACATCCTTGGGGGATTGAATGGCTAATAAGCATAAACCGAACGAGACATTACTCATTGGGGAAATGGTGAGCTACAACGCGATGTTTACGGATACCGTCCGACCTAACGCCACGCAACGAATCCGCCACATCAACTCGGAAGGATTGAATGGATGAGCAAAGTTGATATCGCTGACGAGTGGAGCGCGATGTTTGTTGGAGCCGTGGTCACGAAAATTGAGCGCAGAGGCGATTACGTCCGATGGCACCTCAGGAGAGACGATGGCCAGGAATTGACCCAGGAATGGTATTCGCCGCCACTCTCAAACGAGGGAGGAAAATAGGTAGTGAGCCAGGATCAGCCATCCGAGCAAGGCATCCTGTACAGCGAAAAGCAACTCGCCAACTACAGCCATCGCCTCTCCAGGCTGAAACCCGTCGAACCTGGAGATATGTGCTGTAGTTGTGGAGACGATTGCGACGGCCCCGGCTTCGCCGTTGGGGAGTTCCACGCCCTCAGAATCAACGGCCACCCCATCTGTGCAAGGGGATCGTGCTACGGCGCGCAGATAGCCGAATTTTCCGGTAGACGCGACGGCTGCAGATGTGGATTGACCAAAAAGCGCAAGAACGGCGAAGGTTAGGTTAATGGGTTTGCAATGCTCATCCCAGAAGGGTAATATCCGCCTAACTTTCCATAATGGTGACGAGGGGATTGTCACCCAGTAGAGACCGGAAGTGGCCGACCAGTAACACCGCCGACCCGAACCCGAATTGAAACAGTAAGCAATTTCATTTGAACGGGCTTTGGGGCTTCTTATTTTGGCGCGAGGTACTGGAGCGATGGCCACAGCCACGCTAGCGGCGGCTAGCAATTGGTCACAACCCGTTTATGCTAAGGACGTTGAGACGCCCCGCGACCCCGCGATCCCGCCAAAATATACGGATGAAGCCGTACTCTCCATCGTTGTCCAGGACTACCTAAGCGCAAGCGCATGGCTGAATGACCGCCGCTGGCCGCTCATGTGGAACGAGTCCGATATTTTGTACCAATCCCCGCGCACCTTAAGCGTCTTCGAGAACTCCAGCGTGACGCGCGCGAACGTTTCAAGGTTCTCCGTTGCCAGACAAGTGAACGCCTTAGCCCCCGCGATATCGGGGGCAGTTTTTTCTGACCCGACCCCCTTCGACATACGCCCCCGGCCGTCATCGCACCAGGACTCCGCGCGCGCGTGGAAGGAACTGATAGCCGAACTTCTGGACCAGATCAGTTTCAAGCAGGAGCTCAGTTACGGCATCCAGGGGATGACCAACCAGGGCACCGTGATTTTCAAAGGCGGCTGGGAAACAGAAACCCGCGTCGAGACGCATTACAAGCGCAAAGTGGCACCGCCACAGGTCGATATGCCGTTCGGCAAGCCCATGACGGTCTTTACCGAGGCCAGCGATGAGTTTGAAGCCGTGGACGTGGAAGTGACGCGCAACCGGCCGATTTTTGAAAAGTGCGAACTGGGAACCGTCTTTGTGGATCCAACGTGGCGCAACCCAAACCAGCTTTGGAAAGCCAAGTGGATCATCCACGAAAGATATTTGAACTACGACGACCTTCAGCGTCTCCGCGAAAATGACGAGTACGACATTCCCAGTGATGATGTTTTGCGCGCCATCTTCATGCCCAACGATGAGGAGCAGACTGAAAGCATCGAAGGCACTGAAGAATCTTTGAGCGCAAACACCAGCGTCCATCACGCCGCGCGACGTGACGATACCTACAGCGAAGATCCGCTAATGAAACCGATGCAGGTTTTGGAGTGGTGGAGCAAGACTGAGGTTCGCGTGGTCCTGCAGCAAAAATGCGTGATTCGCAAGAACCCGCACAAACTCCCCGACAAACCATTTTTCTCCGCGAACTACTGGGACATTGATAACGCCGGCTATGGCATGGGTGTTGGCCGCATTGCCGGCGCAGACCAAAGGGTTGAGCAGGGGATGTTAAACGCCCTTCTGGATATTTTGGCTTTTGCGGTTCAGCCTGAGTACGCCGTAGCTCGTGGCGCGAACGTTCCTACGCAAGATCAACGTAGGAGGCTGGGTGGCATCCGCATGGTGGACGGTAATGACGCGACCAAAGCCATTGCTCTTGTTGCCCAGCCACAAGTCCCGCCCGATGCTTGGCGCGCCATTCAATCCGTTGTAGCTTCCGCCGAAGGCGCGACAGGAGCAGATCAGGCGACAGTGCAAGGTTCTATCCCAGGACGAGGATCGAGCATTGTAAGGTCAGGCACCGGCGCGGGAGCAGTAGCAGCCGCGTCCAGCGCGCGCATCCAGTCTCCCGTTGACAGAGTTTGCGATGGCGTTCTGATTCCCTTCCTCAAGTTCATGTTCCAGATGATTAAAGAGCGGATGCCGATAAGCGAAATCCGCGATGTTCTGGCAGAGCGCACAGAAGACCTCGTGCCCGACTTTCAGGATTTCATGTCGATGCCCGTCAAGTTTGAGACCCTAGCCGGCACCAAACTTGCAGCGCGCAACCGCATGGCGCAAGCCCTCCCCTTCTTACTCGAAGTCCTGGGCAATCAGGCACTCGTCCAGCAACTCTCAGAGACCGGATGGAAGATCAACGCTATGGAGTTGGTCAACATGGTTCTGGACATGAGTGAGTGGAAGAACAAGCGGGATTTGATTGTGCCCATGACCGACCAGGAAAAGCAGCAACAGATGATGCAGAACCCCGCCGCGATCCAGGCCCAGGCTAAATCCGCCGAAATGGATAAGCAGCACCAGAATGACATGGAGCTCGAGGACAAGAAGATTGCCGGCCGCATCGCAGCCAAGACCGTAGACACAACACATAAGACATTGGTGCAGTCGCCGCTCGAGCGCGCAGCCGCTTTTGCCGAGCGCACCGCCGACGAGCGAACGATGCAAGCAAGCCAATACTACGGAGGAGGCTAGTGATGGCAGAGCTAAAGGGCAAGAAGCAGCCCACCAACGAACCGCTTGAAGACACCCGCGACGAAGAAGACGGCGACGAGAGCAACGAAGAGGAAGAAGAAGAAGAGGACGAGTAAATGGAAGAGACGACGACCAGAACGGAGAGAACCTTTGGCGTGACCGCCGAGCTCTCGTCCGTTCAGCGTCGTAATCTCCACAACCTCGCCAACTCAGAGATTTACCCGGACCTTTTGGACGTGCTGGAGATGGTGTGCATTGAGACCGAAACCAAACTCATCAACACCGATCCCGCCGACGAGAACGCTGTACTTGCCAATCACAAAATGGCTAAGGCTGCATGGCAGATATTCACGCACATGCAAGACCGGATTCAACTGGAGTCACAAACTTTCCTGGCGTCTATTGCTAAACCAAACCCCATATCCCAACTATCCCCAGAGGAGCGGAGACAAGAGAATTTGCTTGATCCCACAAGACCCCTCGCGGAAGAGGACTATGCGGAAATTTGAAAAGGAAACCAAACAATGCAAAGACGCTGGCTGAATGACAAGCAACCCGACGAAAACGGCGATTACATCCTGGTAATTGAGAACGCCAAAGGCGCGCGCGTCTCCACCTTCAAGGGAAAGACGATTGACGAAGTAGCCGAAAAACTAGCTGACTCCCAGATTCACGTCAACATGGAGTTTACAAAATTGCGAAAGCCAGACGCGGCGAGACCTCAACTGAAGATTGAGCCACCGAAGCAGCTCACCGCCGCTGATCGTCTGCGCCTCTCCTCCGATATCACCGACCCGGAAAGGGTGGTCGAAGCCATCGAAGAAATCGTTACCGCGCGCCAGGGCATCTCCCCCGACAATATCGGGCGCAAGTTTACGGAGATGAGCCAGCAGGAGCGCGATGCGTATTACATCGCGGAATCAAGTGCGTTCCGCGAAGAACACCCAGAGTTTTATCCTGTGCCCCAAAACCGCGATGCTCTCTTTGGTGAGTTGCGCGCGAACGGCTGGGATCTTACCCGCAACAACCTCGCTATAGCGTTCACAAACCTATGGGATCGTGGAGACATGATTGCATGGCCTGACGATAGCGGGGAGAACCCGCCACCCTCAAACGAGGATGACGGTACGCCGAACGCTCCACCCGCAACACCACCTAACGGAAGGCCAACGCCAGCAGTAGCGGCCCCCTCTCCCAGACCTCGTACGGTTGCCACAGGACTCCGCAACGCAGATGCTTCGGCAAATGCCCCGGTTGCCCCTCGGCAGAAAACACCGAGATATACACGCGCTGAGATAGAGGGGATGAGCCAAGGGGAATTTAAAGACAAGCTCCTAAACGAGCCTGGATTCCGGGACTGGTATAACTCCAACTCTAAAACCGCGTGACCTCACCCGTTAGGGGGATAGTCACATGCGCTACACATCGTCAGCCGCAGAGCGCGGCAAGGTGTTTTTCAAGAAGTTTCTCATTCCCGTGATCGAGTTTATTTGTGCCGTAGGCGGCTCATTTATCTCGTTCACGGGTCAAGTGGGCAAGGTTCATTCTGCCCTTGTGCTGGGAGTTGGAGTCTCCCCAGCGTCGAACCTCACAACAAATTTGCCCCAGTCTGTTGTTACCCAGTGGGACAAAGTTTTCATCGCAAACCTTAAGGCAGAGACGCCCTGGGTAAGATGCACGTCTCGCCGGCAACTGGATGAAGCAAGCGGCAACAAACTTGCTTTGTTCATGTATCAAAATTTGCCGGCCCCGCCGCTCACCCAGGCTCCAGAGGGAACCATTCAAACTGGGTTGACTGTAACGGTTGTGCAGAACACCAGCACGATTGGAAATTACGCAGACTACGCGAACATTTCCACGTATGCCCTACAGACCGCCATTGACCCCGCTTTGGAGGCTCTTGGCGTCCAGATGGCGTACCGTTTGGCGCAGGTAATCAACCTTATCATCCAGAACACGGCGGATGGGGCTGCGGCCGTGGATCCCAAGGTTGCGATGGTTCCGCTGGGAGCCAACGTCACAGCGCAGGACATTACAGCAGCAGCGCAATCGCTTGCGGCCGTCAATGCCCTGCCCTTTGATAATGGCCGCTACACGGGTGTAATCCATCCGCTCATAGTTGGGGATATTTTGATGAGCACCCAGCCGAATGGCATTACAGATGTTTTAAAACGCACCGCCGAAGGCCAGGAGAAATTGAGAGAGCTCCCAAGCCCGGATGGTGACTCGCTTACGGTCATTGATTGGGGTGGCGTCAGCTTCCACCAGTCAACCCTGGTTAAGCAGACCGGCACCGCGCCCGTGAAGCTACGGACGTATGTGATCGCAAAGGATGGCGTAATCGGCATCTCGTTTGGCGCGAAAGAAAATACGGCCATCGGAGACGGCGACTGGCGCAACATCCAGGTCTGGGTCCGAAGGATTACAGAGCCGTCAGGCTATGATCCGTCGAAAATGATTGGAGGTTTCGCCAGCTATAACACCATGTATACGGCGACCCTTCCACCGGATCCTGTCCAGCGCATCCGCTACTTCGATGCCGCAACCGCACTGACCTAAAGAGACGGAACGCCGCGCCTCACCCCACTGAGACGCGGAACGGGGGAGTGTCCCACCAGCACTCCCCCAGTTCCGAAATTTGAAGCCACGGAGAAACGTCATGGCACTTGATAAGAAGTCAATCACGGATGAGTTGGAAGCCCTCCAGCTTGAAGAGACGCGGGAGCGCGTGGAGGAAATGCGGAACAACCGAGCCGCAAGGCATCTCCGCGCGGAACGCCGCAATGTTGACCTGCTTGATGCGCGCGCGCGTCAGGAGGCAATCCAGGCGAATTGCTGGCACAAGAAAGGCGGCAAGGGTGTGCAGCAGCTTGCTCACGGCAACGACCACAACTATGCCGTCATCAAGCACACGCTTAGCCACGGTCCCATGATCGTCCTTTGCCAACGATGCTCGAAGGTCTGGGAGCCACCGGATACCGCATTGAACGCGCGCAAGGCATCCGTCGAAGACAAAGCCCTCTATCGAAAACTTTATGAGGAATACCAGTGGGCAGTAAACCTCCCAACCGACAACGAGCCAAGCGGAACGCAATTGTTCGTCATCACCAAGGCCGAACCCGCCGCTTAATACGACCACGCACGAGAGAACCACAAACCCCAAAGCGGAAACCTCCGCAGAAAGTGAAGCCAGACATGACCACGCAAACCGCCGAACCTCGCGGAGCCGGCAGCGGCGAACACGCCAACGCCACTCGCGGCCGCAAATCCAACCAGACACCAGCGGAATACGAAAAAGGCGATATCGACAAAGGCAGGATCGACCCTGAAGAAAAAACGCTGGGGCAGGTCTCCGAGATAAAGGCCGCTCGTGACCGCCGCGCTTACCTCATCGACCAAGCGGAGAAGAACGAAGCCGCCAATGATGAGCTCAACGCCATCCAGACCGAGCAAAACAAAAAGGTCCAACTCGCACAAAACACCCTTCAAGACCCGGATGTGATGCGCGAGGAGTCGATGGAGACGGCAATCAATGCCCTCACCCGCGAAGACCCAGACGTGCGCCGAAAGGAATTTGACGACCAGCAGAAGGCGCGCGAGAAGGCAGATAAGTCCACCAAGGAAGCCAGCACCAAAGCCAGTCCCACATCAGCGGATTTCAAACAGGGACAAGCAGCCGGCTAAGGGCAGATAAGGGGGAGCCGTGGGAAACAGCACGATAAGGCTGCAGCAAATCATGGATGGGGTCTCCGCTATTGGAGACCTCAACCCCCTGTTTAACAACACAGGAGGTTTCGCCGCCGAACCCGCTTTGACTATCGCTAACGATGTGATGAGCGAGTTGCTAAGTGTACGTTTCCCGTGGAAGTGGAACCGCCTCAAAATTCCGCCCTTCCCTCTCACGAGCTACCAACAGGACTATGCAACACCGATCAACGAGCTTGGATGGCTGGAGAATGGTTTGCGGATTGACGTGAACAATTCGACCTATCCGCCCCCGACATGGCCGATCTACGTTGTCAGGGATCTCCCAATGGCAAACGTGCAATCGGGTTTTCCCTATCAGGCGGCATGGTTCTACAACAGTGACCTTGAACAAGGCGCGTGGCCAGGACCGCAGGAAGTCTACACGCAGCCGATAGGCGCAGCCTCCGCGCCGTCGAACCCGCCGACCAACATACTCGATGCCCAGGGAAACATCCTCATCCTCGTGCAGTACGGAACCACGGGACTGATTCCCCCCGCCGCTCCGCTGTGGCCAGACCCAGCCACCCAGCCCGACAACTGGCCAGCCGGCCAGACGATCACAGACGGGACATGCGTTTGGCTGGTTGTGGATCCACACGCACAGGGATTCCGCTTCAACCCGATTCCGCCCGAATGTGGAAACGTGTGGCTTATCAGGCTATGGGGGCAGAAAAAGGCCATTCCGTTTTTGAACATGAAGCAAAAGATTGATCCCGTTCCAGACGATCAGGCCAAGTGGTTCAGGGATGGATGCGTGGCCTATGCCCACCGCTACTCCACCAATCCCGCAGTGAAGGCCCGTTATCCGCAGATGAAAGGCGAATGGCTGGCCGCGCTCGATGCCCAGGCGCGCCAGAATGACCGCGAAGATGAGGCCAAAGGATTCTTCCCCGACAAGAGCGTAATGGCACCCAGCTACACCAGCGATCCCGGTCCCTGGCCGTATCGCTACGGATGGAGATAGCCGATGAGCGTAACCCGCAACATCATGTCGAGTGCGCTTTGGTCGATGCCTTTCCTTGGCTATCAGCCCGTGGACATATCGAACGCGGAGCCGGCATTGAGCGCGGCCAACATCGTCAAGCAAACCATCCTTGGCCCACCGTTCAAATGGTCCTTCAATCGTGGCCAGATTCACCTGGAGCTGGACCCGGCCGTTGACGACTGGGGGCAGGACTATCTAATCGACACGGTTACAGACTTCGGTTTTCTGGAGCAGGTATGGCTTACCGACCCAAAGACCGGCGACAAGAAAGAAATTGAAGTCCGTAAGGCACTCGCGGAAGATGCAACAGTGAAGCGGCCCGGATCAGCCGCCGTCCAGAACGATGACGAGGACGGCATTGTTATCCGCCTCAACTCGATTCCCGATGCACCGTACATCATTGACGCCTTCTACCAGCGCGCAGCCGTACCGATGACCTCGCTGGCAAGCACTTGGAAGCCGATTCCCGACCACAAAAGCTACATCTACGATTGGGGATTCCTGGGGATTGTCTCCCTTCTCACCAAAGACGCGCGCGCGCCCATCTTCCTTTCGAAGTTCACCAGCCACCTGTTAGGCGAACAGGACGGATTAACCGCCCTGCAGAGAAATATCTTCCTCGGCAACTGGCTTGACCTCATCACCCAGCAGGGACGCGAGACGATGGCCGCGCAGCAAGGCGCACAGGCGAGGGGTAACGCCTAATGGCCAATCTTCTCCAGCAAGCAGGAGCGGCCGGCGAACCTACCAGCTTCGCGCCCCTGCATACTAACCGGATCTTCACTGGCCTCTGGACGAACCGCAGCCAATTGCGCGACGCCGCAACCAGTGAGTATCAGGAGAAGTACGGGATGAGCCGCCAGGACTCGATTCTGGCCGGCCAGAACGCAGAGATAACCCCGCGTCTCACTCTCCGCCGCCGATGCGGAAACACCATTTACAACAACCAGTCTTTCCCCCCGGTCAATCGCTTTTACAGCTTCAACACCTTCACCCTCACAACCGAGTTCATCAAGGTTTTAGCGGATACCGGCATGGGTGGAGGACAGGTCTTTGACGCCACCGGCCCCAACACAAAAAACGTGCTTTTTACCAAGAGCGCGGGAGCGGGATCCACCTACTTTCTAGGCGTCGGAAATACCCTCTATTTCACGAATGGCGTCGATAACATGCTGTGGCACTATGACACCGGAAACGTGTGGACCTGGGGAATCACCGCGCCGACCACCGCGCCAACCGCCGTCCAGCAGCCGCGCCCCAATCCCTATCCCTCCTGGGCAGCAAGTACGATCCAGGCGGCATGGGTTCCCCGCCCCGATGTTCCCACAGTGTTCTGGAACTACGTAGTGATTCGCGGGAGCGATAGTAACTTACATAGCTGGGGTCACTTCGCTCTTGCCGGCGATCCTGCAATGACCGGCCATCTTGGATCGGGAGAACCAAACTGGCCGGTCTCATCCCTTGACGGGACGATTTCATGGACTAACAGAGGCGCAGGGGCATGGGTTTCTGGCTTTGGCTATGGTCTGGGAGACCTTGTAATAGGCCACATCACAAACCCGCCAGGGACACCGGATCAACTCTTTGTAGCGATCCACGGAGGCACCGCTAACGGCAGCGGAACCGCACCGAACTGGGGAGCGGCCAGCAAGGTCAACATGCAAATCAGCGACGGCACCAACGGCCTCATCTGGCAGAACGTTGGCCGCGTCCTGAGCTGGACCGACATAGCTACACTCGCCGGCAATCCCAGCGGAGTATCGAACAACATTACCACCGCGCCGACGATTCTTGACCCAAACGGCTACCTGCAGACCGTTTACCAACTGGGTACAACGAGCCCAAGCGCACCCTCAGTATTCGAGAACCAAATAGGCGCGCTGACCGGAGACGCGCTGGTTATCTGGCAGAACAAAGGCCCGTATTCCGTACCATCCACCGCGCCCGTTAGCTATGGATACGCCTTCAAGAACCCGACCACCGGCGACATAAGCAACATGAGTCCCACGTCCATTCCCATAACCGTCATTCAGGGCAACGAGGTACTGGTACAGGGTGACGGATCAACACAGCCGGGAGTGACCCAGGTTGTCATCTATCGCACCCCGCAAGGCGGATCAACTTTTCTCTATCTCGATACCATTCCTAACCCCGCCCCCGGAGTGAAATGGTCCTATCTCGATCACACCCCGGACTCTGGATTGAATCCCGCAATACAGGCGCAGCGCGCCGGCGAAGGTACGCCGCTCCCAGCGGGAGCCACATGCCTGGGCTATCACCTTGGCAGGATCTTTGCCGCCGTGGGAAATGTCGTTTACGTCTCCAGCGGCCCGGATGCCATTGTTAGCGGATCAAGCGGAAACTCAGGCTTCAACACCACGTTTACCGCGCAATCGAAGATAACGCGCTTCTGGGTTTGCACCCTCGGCCTCGTGGTTTTCACGGTAAGAGATGCGTACATCATCCTTGGTTCCGCGACCTCCAGCGACCCCCTGTATATGGTTGTTTTCGTGGAGCAATTGCCTTTGCTCCACTATGACGCTTTCACGATCAACAAGACCACACCCCTGCTTATGCAGGGAAACAACATGGTTATCGCCCTTGATCCCTCGGCGGGAATCATCGAAGTTGGCTTCCCAATTGCAGACAGATTTGAAGAAGAATTTGACCCCGCCCTGGCTTTTGTTACCTTCCACACCCAATCCAGCAGAGAAACCGCCCTCTATGTAGCCAATGGAAATGGCTACTGGTACAGGATGAACTCGAACAATGCACCCGAACAGGGGAGCGCGTGGAGCCCTCGCGCCAATATCGCCGGCATGGGATGTGTTCAGAGTGTCGAAGTCCTACCCGGAAAGTTTCTGCTTTTGTGGGCAGGAACCGCAGCCGGCCCAATTATGAAGCGGGATATAACGAGCCGGCTGGACAATGGTACGCCGTACCCCGTTTCGTCCCGTTTCGGGAGTATTGTACTGGCCCAGCCGGGTCAGTTAGCCGCCCTTTCATTTATCACCCTGGAGGCTGTTCGCGTCGGAACTCGCGCCAGCCTCGCGCTGCTTTTGGGGGAGATTAGCGGGGAGTTTGCGGGGGTAGTTTCAGAGGCTTTCGAGCCTCTGGATCGTACCCGCCAAGACCCTACTAATCTCCCTCCGAGCAAGACACTTTACAGCGATAGATACCACTTCGCGCAGAGCCAAAGTGCGGCATGGTGCAGACACTTTCAGATGGAGATTTCGTGGCCGGCAGAAGACGCCGCAAACGAGCTCTTGACCTTCACTATTTTTGGTCAAACTTGGCAGGAAATGAGGAGCCAATAATGCCCTCAATCAAGGCATCCGCGAAGGTCGATTTGAAGGGATGGGAGCCAGCTTCAGCACCCCCGCAGCAGGGCAATAATTCGCCCTCCGCCCCCACCCCTACAGACCCCACCGCGCGCAGTCCTTTCATGCTCTCTTCGATGCCGCTTATGGCCTCCACGGGAGACGCATTTGCCCGTCAGTTTTACGGCCAGGGGAACACTCCATCGCAAAGGATTCTCCCAGCCAAGAGAGGAGCGGGAGCATGAGACCACCGCAAGCGTTCACCTTCGCCGGCTATACCGTTCGCCCCTTGAGCGAGAAGGACAGGCCATATCTGGAGGTTCAGATCAGAGCCGACCAGTACCACCAGGGCAGGATGGACGCGGATTACTTCCTCAAGCTGCAGCCCGGAGAGGATGCGTGGGCACTGGAGGACGAACAGGGATTGGTTGTTTTCTACTTCAAGACCGCCACCGCCGTCCGTATCTCGATCCAGTTCCCGGCTATAGAGGGAGCCGAAGACAAGGCGCGCAACCGTTCCGCACTCCTCAAAGGCTTCGCCTGGATAGGCGATATCTTCCGCAACAACCGTTTCCGGGAAGTCATCTTCGATACCGAAGGCGTGGAACTGGCAAATTTTGCAAAAAAGCGTCTCGGATTCAGGGAGTCGCCAGGACTTCTCCTCCGCTCGATATGGCCGGCGACACCAGATAACCCCCAAAAAGGCTACACAGAGGCTTGGGAAGCGTTCCCACAGGCATTAGAAAGTAGCGAGGTACACCCCAATGTGCGGAGATAATACCGACCTCAAAAACATAAGCGACGAGCAAAATGAGTTTTACAAGCAGCTTTCCACCCAGTACACCCAGGTTTTTGGACAGAACCAAGCCATTACCGGCGCGCTAACGAGCGTCTTTATGCCGATCCTAGCGGCCGGCCCGTCCCAGACCGGATTCAGCCAGGGACAGGAAACCGCCATGCGAACTCAGAATCTTGAGAACGTGGCCACGGATTACGGACAGGCGCAGAAGGCGACAGCCCAGATCCTCGCGGCACGAGGAGGCGGCAATACTCTCCTACCGTCGAGCGTGGACGCCAACCTTATAGCTCAGAACGCGAACGCCGCCGCCGCCACCAGAGCAGCGGGAGACAACTCAATCACGCAGCAGAATTACGCGCAGGGATACCAAAATTGGAACGCCGCCGCGAATGTTCTGGGATCCACAGCGGGACTTTTGAACCCCACAGGCTACGCAGGAGTAGCCAATACTTCAGGAGCCAACGCAGGAACCACCGCCAAAGCCGCGTCCGATGCCGCGTTCGCACCCTGGGGTGCAGCCTTTGGAGCTCTGGGAGCCGTTGGCGGAGCAGCAGCTTCATACGGCATGAAAAAATTCATGGGGTAGTTAGAGAGGCGTTATGGAGAACGATCCACTGGCAATGTTGGCACCCCCGGACCCTACGTGGAACCCCGGCAATACCGTTCCCCCGGATGCTATGGTTGCGGCCCCTGCAGCACTCGCCGCAGCCCCCGCCGCAGCCGAGCCGATGGCCACGATTGACCCCTCATATCCCACCTCTATCCCCAGCGAAACCGCACCCAATAATCCCGACATTGAGCGCAGCTATCACGAGTCAACATGGCGCAGGATTCTGGACAAAGTTGGAGGGATTCTGGGAGGCGATACCACCATCCATGTGACCAAGGATAAGGATGGAAATGTGACCATGACCCACGACCCCTCCACTACCGGAGAGAAGTGGTCCCGCATAGCCGCCGCAGCACTCGGAGGAGCGGCCCAGGGCGCAGCTAATTCACGAGGTCCAGGAGGAGCATTTCGAGGCGCAGCAGCCGGCACAGAGTTTGGATTACAGCAGGGACGGCAACAGCAGGAAGACGCCGATAAACAGGCCACCGCAGAGCAGAAACGGCAGCAAATGAACGCCAATGGAGCCCTCATCCACCAGCAGCTTTATACGTCAACGCTTCAGGCGAGAGCACTGAATACGAAGCTGACGGAGGATCAGGCTTCGATGCTGAATGAGTACAAAGACAGTTTGGCGGCATCACCCAATTCAAAGGACTATGGAACGATTGCCAGCGAAGCCGACCTAATGAAAGTGGCAACCGAAAATCAAGCGTTTCTCCAGCAGCACACGAATCTCCAGCTTAAAGCCGTACCCGTTCCAGATGGAAAAGGCGGCATTGCCCTCCATGCCATTGCCACAGACCCCGGCGATGACATGCAGCCCTCACAAAAAGGGGATTATCTATTCAATCTTGACGCCGATCCAAAGACGGGAAAGCCAATTTTAAGTAAAGAACCTGTCTCCGCAGGAAGCCGAAAATCGGGGGAACTCAGGTTGGCAAACCAGAAAAAATTAGCAGAGTTTTTTGATGCCCAGAACAAGTATCAAAAAAGTCTCAATGACACGGAGAAGGCCGACAGAGAGAAAGTACCGACGACCTATGAAGCAGCGGTTATTCAGAAGTACAAAGATAAATATCCCAAAGACCCGGCAAGAGCTTTAGACGAGGCTACTACGGAGATAAAGGAAGCCGAAAAGAAGCGTTTTGCCGCCCCGACTATCAATATCAACCAGGGTGGCATTACTCAGCCGGGAACGCAGATATCCGAACTCATCCAGCCAGGCGCGAGGTTCGCAGATGGAACCGTGGACGGCACTATTGCCTACAAGTTAGCGCATCACGATATGACGCTAGACGAGATTCCGAAGCGATACGGCAAGGGTGTACCTACCCCGCAGGAGTACACCTCCGCCGCCGAAGCCATATCTCAGCGAGATTACGGACTGCCCTATAGCCCAACGATGATTAAGCAGGAAGAAAAAGTCTTCGACAACATGAAGACAACAGGAGTCCTCAACGGCATAGACAAACTTGTGGGAGTGGGAGGAAGCCCCGGCTATTTAGATACCGTTGTAAGCCTCGCAGAGCGCGCGGGAGTGGGATCATTCGCCCCAATTCAGGAGATAAAGCGCGCAGTAAAAACCAAGCTGGGCGATTCCGCAATGAAGGACTTCAATGCAGCCCTGGCGGAAGTGCAGCGCAGCCTCCCCACCCTAATAGGCAACCCCACCATTGGCGGATCAGATAGCGACCTAAAGCAAAAGGCTGCAGAAAAGGCTTTTGGCCAGAACATAACCCTAGAAAACCTGAAAAGCAATGCGGAGGTATTCAAGGGGATGCTTATGGGATCGAGGGATAGCCTCACCCGCAACAATCGTTTTCTGCAAGACCGCTATGGACTCAAAGGCTCAGGGGCACACGCGCCAACACCAAGCCCAACACCAGGCCCAACACCAGGCCCAGGACTTGACCAATCGAATCCGCCGCCCATCGAGAAAGTTCCTGCAGGGAATGACACCACTTTTGCAAACGGACAGGTTTGGAGAAACGTCAACGGCAAGGCGCAACGGATCAAGTAAGAGGACGCGATGGCAGAACAGTGGGAAGTAGTTTCACAGACACCAACGCCGACACCACCACCACCGCAGCCGAGCGGAGGGAATGACCCGTGGCAGGTAGTCTCACAAGCTCCAACCTCCACCACATCCGCAGCCGCATCACCCGAAGACAAGAGACCGATGTGGCAAAAAGCAACCGACTATGTGAGCAACCTGGGAACGCCGTCGATGGCGCGCGGCTTTGTGAAATCGCTGGAGGCCGGCGCGGGAGGGATGATCGACAGCGTAAGCAAAGTCCTCACCGGCCCGGACGTGAAAGACCAGCCAGGGACTTACACCGCAGGGGGAGGCCCGTTGGGTGCGCCCACTGTGCAAGTACCGGAGGGGGTACGGAAAGCTGTGCAGAAGGTGGCGAAACCAACCGCCGATTGGTTGCGAAAGAACACGGAACTAGAGGGATTCTGGGAGAGCGTGGGAGGCGGAGGAGAGTTGTTGTGGGAGTTGATGAACGGCCAAGCTGAAGCGAATCCGGGACGAGTCTTGAGCGTGGGAGAAAGAGCCGCAGGAGTGGGCAAGCTGGCCAAGTTTCTGGAGGGTGATGGCATTGAAAGCCGACTCGCGCGAATCGGGCTAAAGAGCGCGACCCACGGAGCTACCGCAGCGGGAGAGATGGGAGCGCAATCGCTCATCCATTCCGAAGATCCAGACAAGGCTGTGAAGGATGCAGCGATCGGCAGCGTTGTAGGGGCAGCAGGAGGAGCCGTCACCAGCGGATACAGAGAAGTAAAGGACGCACTTAAGCCAACGATAGAGACGCTTACAGGTCACGAGATGCCCGTACTGGTAAACCAGCGTCCTAACCCTCCAGTTATTTCAAGTGTGCTCACGAAGGCAGAGGACAACCCAGCTTTTGATGCGGTACAGCAGAAGACCCCGCCGAAGGTAATCACGAGCGGAGCGCAGCGCGCCACCAAGCGCGTATTGGATCAGGTCAACGAAGGCCGGCAATTTCAAGGCCCGACAGACGCGGCAGGGAACCCCCCAGGTTCATTCAAATTCAGCGTGGATAAGTATGACCCGCGCGTAGAGGCAGAGACCCCAGCCGAGGCCGCAGCCACCAATACGCAAGCACAGATAGGAACCCAGGCCAGCGCCATCCCGGAGCGAGTAGGAGGGGGAACGCCTACCGGAGCCACGCAGCGAACGCGCCAACTGGGATCAATGGCCAGCACCATCCCGGAAGACCTGATTCGAGGCAAAGCCTCACCTATCGCGGAGAAGATCGAGACCACCGATCCAAACGAAGCCGTAAAGATGCTGGTAAAAGCGCGCCAGCTTCAGCGGATGCCGAATCTTCCCGCACGACTACAGGCGAGATTAGATGAGCGCGTGGCCAGTCTTGAAGAACAACTGGGCAAATACCACGAGACACGCGCTGCAAACCCGAACTTCAAACCTGTTGACGTAGAGAAGGCCATTCAGGACACGCACGATTACGAGACCGCTGGGGAGTTGATGCAAAACAGCGTCAGGGATGTGTATACCCGTATGGATGCTGTGACGGATGGCGAGATGACCAAGTTGATTCAACAGCCCCGCGCGAAGGCGATAGGGCGAATGAACGAACTATTTGAACAGCACAAAGACAATTTCACAAAACAGGAATGGGAGGCAGCAACCAACGCCTACCGTCAGGGCTTTGTGTCCAAGGAGCTCCACAACATCGTGCAGGACGGTTTCAATATGTCGGCAGAGAACGCCGCCGCCACTGGAGAGACCCGCCGCTGGGCAGGATCAAACCAGATGACAAAGAAGCTGGACATGTTGATGGAGGATCATGGCGACGATGTAAAGAACATGATCGGAGACGAAGGTATACGCAGTCTCCGCCGCATGAATAGCCTCCTCAAAGGCCCAGAGACCAGCGGCCCCCTCGTTGACCTTGTAAACAATGTGGCGCGCGTCATGCGACGACACGGAGGATCCGTGGCCGGGATGCTGGGAGGCACAGCCGGCGCGATGCTTGGAGGTTCGCACTATCACGGCGCCTTAGCGGGAGTCATATCGGCCGCAGCAGTGCAAAAGGTTTTGAACCATATCGCCACCAACCCCGCGCTAATGGAGCGCGTGGCCTATGCCGTCGAGAACAAAGTACCCGCAAACATTGCCGCTCCACTCATCTACGCCACGATTACCCGCGCGGGTGGATTAGATGAAGGCCAGCCGCCTCAACCTGTATCGGAGCAGTCCACTCCGGTAAAGGAGGCGGAAAGTCGATAGCCCCTATGTAACAAAGCTATCGCCAGAGCAGGAGAAGGATTTTCAAACATGGGTAAGAGCCAACAAGATCCCATTCGATCCAAGCCCCACCTCTGACTACGATATGCGCGGTTACTACAAGGACAATGTTGTCGGCCAGGGAGGAGTAAAGACCAAAGTTAGCCAGTTCGACCAGAGGCCACATTTTCCCGATACCTACAAGACGCCATATCACAAGACGTTTTCGAACGAATCGAAGTACGCACCCGCCGACGCTCCACACTGGGAAGGCGACAGATTGATTGACAAGACCGGAAAGGTAATCGCAGACGAGACACCGAAGAAGGGATCAAGATGAGTGAGCAACTAGCCGGCGAAATCCGCAGCAACCTGAAGCGCGTCGAGATGAGTTACGACGAGGAACTACCCACGCCCGTAGTCGCGGAGCCGTTGCCCTATGTCGATACCAACAACCAGCAGCTTATGGACGAAGAGAGCCGCATATTTGCTGAGAACTATGCCGCGCGCGCACCGAACCGATGGAAGGGGCAAGAACGATGGATGGGACGGGAGAACGAAGAGGCCCGTCTAGTCAACATCCTGCATCCTCATGCCGTCTTTCAGAAACTCAGAAACGCGGGGATCAACTGCAGCATCGAGCCGGCCATAGATTATGTCTGGGAGCCAGACGATAAGACCAGATTGATCGTGCTGAAGCAGCGCAACCTCTCCTCCGCGCGCTTCTGGCTGGGTGACAACGTGATTATGGATCGGGTTGGAATATGGGCATGGGTGTGGCAGGACGGTGTACGAACCGTGAAGTACATCACCTATCTGCAATATCCGCGCGGCCCAGAGTGGAGTTTGATGCGCTTCGATGAATTTGACGTGCCGACCTCGGAGAGATTTCGCGGGTGGAGGACGGCACTGTTGCGCTTGATTCAGGAAGGCGTCTTGACTGAGGAGGAAGTGGATAGAGCCTTTGGCCCCGTGAGCATGGGAGATGTAAGCCTCCTCTACCGCGAACAGCTTGAGGACTATCGCAAGGCCAGGGGGAGAGTATGAAGATGGCCGGCGCCAGCATCGTTCTCCTGATCCCTACACTTGGTTGCTATCACCACATGCTGGTTATCAATGTGGGATTTGCTAACAAGATTGCAGCGGCCCAGGGTGTCCCGATGACTTCGCAAGCGTATTGCCTCGCGCTGCTATCTCCCAATGTTCTCCTTACCAATTCGCCACCCGAACTAACCACAGAACAAAAGCAGTATTGCGCGGCAGAACTCGCCGTGGTCCCGAAGAGAGGGCAGAGCAAGTGACATACGAGAGTTACGTAAAAGGTAAACTCGCTGATTTTGTGGTGCAGGAGGCTTACCACCACGGAGGCACAGACACCATGCTTGCCGTGGCCCAGGTACTCGCTAACCGCGTAGCGGCCGGCTGGCAGGGGGGTGACTGGCTGAAAGTCATCATCACGGCCGATGAATTTCGCGGGACCGTCCACACGATTCAGGAGCCCAACCCGCGCGATGGAGGATTCAGGGACTTGCTCCGCCGCATTGACGATGTGTATTACGGCACCGCCGACGATTCAGCAGTAAATAACGAGCAGGGGCAGAAGTCTCTTTATTACGCAGAGCTCCACAACGTCAATTGCCCGTGGTTCACAGACACGATTCTCAGCGATCCCGAAAGCCACCCGCGTCTTGCAACAGTAGGCCAGATGACATTTTTTGGATGAGGTAAGAGCAATGGTCACGGTTACAGGCAAACTCCAATCCGCAATCAACGCCGCCGCCGTAAAAGGGCAGGTAGAGGTAATGCTGTGCGGGTACGGGAGCCGCGTTCCGCGACACAACGGAGTTGCCCTGGTCGCGCGTCTGCAGGATGATGCAATCACCATTGACCCCGCTGGCACGTTCACCTTCACTGTTGCGCCGAACGATGAGATAGCGCCGGCAGCAACGTATTACACGGTGACGATCAAGGATGAGAATGGCGACATAGCCCAGGTCAACGCCTATCGTTTTCTGAGCGTACCGGGAACCTATGACCTCAACCTCATAGATCCTTACGACCCGAACCAGCCGCCGCCGCCCTTGCCGCCGTTGCTGTCCAATCTGCTGCTGAATCTTGGAATAGCTGGGGATAACGTCACCTTCCCAGGTGACGGAATCTACATCTCGTTTAAAGCGACACTCACGGGCAATGTAGGCAACGCAGCTATTTCAAACATGAAGCCGGGGAACCTGTACACCTTCATCATCGTGCAGGACGGAGTGGGAGGCCATACCTTCGCGTGGCCGGCTAACGTGCATAACGCTGTCCTGGTTGATCCCTTTGCGAACTCCACTACCATCCAGACCTTTGTGGCGGATGAGAACGGAGCGCTGTGGCCCGTAGGCCCAGCAACATGGCAATGAGAAGACTCCTACAAGTAGACGCGGCACAGTCGATGGTCATAGATGCCTTGGCCGGCGAAACCTTTGTGGTCAGCATGGAGACCTCTATAAGCAAGATCCGCGTCAAGAACATCACGCCAGGACAGCTTTACGTCTTCATCCTTAAACAGAACAACAAGGGACGCCACACGGTTAGCTGGGGGAGCTCGATTCGCAACGGCTCCGCGCTGGATCCGCGGCCGTTTAGCGTGACTACCCAATGCTTTGTTGCAGACACCGGAGGGATTCTGAAATCAGATATTCCCGGAACCTGGAGCCAACCTTGATGAGAGCCCTAGCGGTTTGCGTGATTATGTCTCTTGCTTTTGTAGTCTTCCTCGTTGTGTTGATGACGGTGAAGAGGTGACGGATGCCATATCGAAACGGCCAGTATGACCCCCAGGATCCAGCAACGCGAATGTTTATGAAGATCCTCGCGGGGGCACTGGCTTTGATACTGGCATTTCTCGGATGGTGCATCGCAAAGATTTATCAGACCTAAAGGAGCACGACGATGGCGACGACCACACACACCGCACCAATCGGAATCGACCAGATAAACACTACGTTTTATGTGGTAGGCAACGGTGCTCTCCAAACCATCCAGGCTGGAGTTGATTTCGCGCGCAACACGATTGGATACGGAACGGTTGTCATCACGCAGGGCATTAATGTTGCCGACGATATAGCCGCCGTCACCGGAGGCAACGCCAGCATCCTGCTATGGGACAACCGCACCGGCAACAATCAGATATGGCAGTGGAACGGGACGCGGTATATTCCGAAGGACTTCGATCAGGGAGCGTTTATAGCTCATGGGCCAGCGGGAACACAACCTGCAAGCCTACAGATGGGATTCGACCCGAACGGCACCAGCGGCCAAGGTACAGCCAACCTCATAGCCACCGGAAAGATAGGGCAGAATGTACCGTCCTTCCAGTTTGGGATTCAGCAAGAGGGGCAAGCACCGCATATCCTGATGCGCGGAGAAGTACAGCCAGGAGTGGGCAACTATCGCGTCCTCATGCCGCAAGGTCTGTATCTCTTCAACTTCAATAATGAAATCAATCTTTGGGTAGGCGAACCGTACCAGAATGGCGCAAGAGGGATGGCTGTTACAGGCGTTCCAATAGAGGCAGCTATCGACCTGCAAGGCGAGACAATAAATGGGTCATACGATCAAATCATAAGGCTCAACTACCACGGCGGATTAGTACAGATTGGAGCGAACGCGGAGATTACCGAGGCCGGTAGCGTTCACGCATTACGGGGAAGATTCGCAGGGCCACTACGCGCCTTCAAAAGCGCAACTGACCCGAATACATACAACTTGTGGATGGGAGATATTGACGAAGGCCCAGGCGCGAAAGGGTTAGAGATAAATGCCCTCGCCGCCACAAACACTATCGACCTGCAAGGCAGGACAATAGGAGGCGGATTCGATCAGGCCATACGCCTGAATGAACAGGGTGGAGACGTACTGGTTAATGGCTCCCCCGTTCGCACGTATGCCAATACCCCGCAGGATCAAGGCCCACAGGGGCCAAAGGGCGACACCGGCCCCGCAGGAGCCGCAGGAGCCCCAGGGCCAGCAGGAGCCACAGGGCCACAAGGCCCAACCGGAGCCAAAGGCGATACCGGAGCCACCGGCCCCGCAGGAGCAGGAGTAGCAATCAAAGGCAGCGTAGCGTCAGCGGCTAATCTGCCACCTACCGGCAACACCATTGGAGATGCCTATATCACCCAAGACACCGGCCACATATGGACGTGGGGTGGAGCGGTATGGGTAGACGGCGGGAAAATTGTTGGGCCAACAGGCCCACAAGGGCCACAAGGCCCGATAGGTGCGACAGGGGCACAAGGGCCACAAGGGGTTAAGGGTGACACCGGCACAACAGGAGCAACAGGCTCCACAGGGCCACAAGGCGCAACCGGCCCCGCAGGGCCAACCGTCTACCCAGGCGCAGGTATAGGCGTATCGACCGGAACCGCATGGGGAACTTCAATCGACCCCGCAAACGTGGCATTACTTGATAGAGCAAACACGTTTGCCTCATCCATCACCGGCAAATTAGGGCTGAACATCAAAGGGCAAGCCGGTTTTCCAACCGGAGTGAGTTCGGTTGGACTTGGTACAACTGGAGACCAAACGATATTTGACGCGGTAAGCAGCAACGCAACACGCGCAACGATGATGTTCAGACAGTGGGCAGCGAATGTATCGGGAGGAATAGAGAGTCTTAAATTCGATGTTGGCGCGAACGCTGCTTTTGGTGCATCCGTCTCAGTATTTGGAGGCGTAACAGTTACAGGCGTCGCGGGTGTTGTGAATGGAAGTGCGCGCCTAGCATGGGGCGCAGATACCACTACGCTGGATTCCTTCGGCGCTGGTGGCGGCAGGGGAACAATACATCTCAGGGTGTCATCGGCCAATGCAGCCAACCTGATAGATGCCCTCATCATTGACACGAATGGAAACATCACTTGCGCCGGTACGATCACCGCAGCCGGTAAGAGTTTCCGAATCCCGCATCCACTCGATGAAACCAAAGACCTCGTGCATAGCTGTCTCGAAGGCCCGGAGTGGGGAGTCTACTATCGCGGAGAAGTTGTGACCGCGAACGGCACCGCAGAAGTGACACTCCCCGATTACTTCGAGGCATTGACCTACACCGAAGACCGTAGCGTACAGCTCACCCAGGTATTTGAAGATGGGGCAGTGCTTACCATGCTTGCAGCTTCGCGCATAGTTGGCGGCAAGTTTACCGTTCAGTCTTCCGCGCCGATTGCAACCGTAGCGTGGCAGGTTAACGCCGTCAGGCGCTTCGGAGAAAACAAACTGGAAGTAGTCACCGCGAAGGCGGAGCCGCCATCCGTACCAACTCTACAGGCGGTAGAAGAAGCAAAAGAGGAGAGTACGAATGAGCGGAAGCAACGGAGCCCTAAGCGAGTTTGAGCCCCGAAGGTCTGGTTAAATCCGAACCGAGTTAAAATCTGGAGATCCTATGTTTACCGATCCAGAACGCATCCTCTTGCTGGCCGTCATCGTTGCGGGATCCCTGCAACTGGCGAAGTTGTTTCTTCCCCTGCTAAATGGCTGGGGAGGCGTTCTGGGCAATGCCACACTGACGGCCGTGGGATTGTTTGTGGTCTTTCGCTTTGAGCTCACCTGGACGACGCTGGCCACCTATCTCCTGATAGGACTCGCGGCGGCCGGCATCCACGGGACCGCGACCAAGATCAGCGACTATCCCAGCCCACACGAGAACCCCACACCCAGCGGAACGCCGGCACAAAACTATAAGGTTCATATCGAGTAGAGCGCGCAGACGCTGCATCCTCTCTGATTAGCCCTTTCCCAAGGATGCCACAGGCGGAAAGGGGCATATTTTTGCGCTTGACACGACTACTAGACGCGAGTAGTTTTGAGAAATGGCAGCTAAAACCTATGCAGTACACACGCAAGAGGAGAACATTAGGCGGATGGATCAACACGCCACCCGCCTGAGACGGAGCCGCAATTCTCTAATGAACGAAGCAATCGAAATGTGGCTGGAGTATTACGACGCGGATTTGCTGGAAGAAATCAAGCGCAACAACAGAAAGAAAGCGGGACAACGTTGATGATGAATACCACCCCGACCCGCTACTACATGCCCCGCAATCGCCACAAGCAGGGAGTGATGGAGTGGCAGGGAGAGAAGATCAAGGTAGATGACGGTATCCAACCCCTGCTTTTAGCCTTTAACCGCTTCGAGAACATCGCAACGAACTCCTCTTGTATCGGGGGAAAAGGGGAAAAGGGATTTGTGGGATTTGTAGGCGATAAGGCCAAGCATGTTAAGGAGCTATACCGCGCACTTGGCCCGGTCCTGGGTGAGTTTGGGGTCAGCGTCGAACTCAACAGAGCCGCCGATGGAACCACCTGGGGATGTGTGCGATGGAACCCCGAAGACTTCGACTTACTTTTAACAACAATTGAATTGATGGCAGGGAAAGAGGCACGATGAGAATTATTCGGCTGCAGGGAAGCAACGTAAAGAAGATCAAGGTAATCGACATTACCCCTAACAAGTATGTGAACCGCATCAGCGGAGGCAATGGCACAGGGAAGACCACAACCCTGGACATGATTGAAATGGTTTTGGTTGGCGGCAAGAGCATCCCCAGCCGCCCCGTTCGCACCGGAGCCGCGCGCGCCCAGATCAAGGTTGACATGGGGGAGGACTCGAGAACAGAGGTTGTACTTACCCGCCAATTCTTCGAGGGATCCGCCAAGCGCGCTGGCCGTCTCCACGTAGAGCAGATGCCTGGAGCGGATGCCACGGAGCTCCAGGAGCGCCGGCAGAAGATCACCACACCGGATGAGCTCGAAGACGCGCTATTGAAACAGGTCAGCTTTGACCCGCTGGAGTTTATGCGGATGAAACCGAAGGAGCAATATCACATCCTTCGCCGCATCTCCACCCCTGATATCGACATGGACGCGCTGGACGAGAAGATACAAGGCGAGTTTGACGCGCGCACCATTGCCGGCCGCAAGCGCGACCAGCTAGAGGCCCAGCGCGATGCTATCCAGATCCCCGAAGGTCTCCCCACCGAGCCCCGCGACGTGAAAGGCATGACGGAGGAACTTGCCCAGGTTAGCAACTACAACCTGGAGATTGAACGCGAGAGGCGCGAACGCGAGGATTACCAGCGCGAATACGAAAGGATGAAAGAAGCCACTAGATCACGCGCGGACCGTCTTGGAGAATTGCGCCTCGAGATTGAGCGGATGGAGATAGCACTTCGCCAAGACCTTGACCGCTTGGTAGAGATGGAGAAGACGGAGAAGGCATGGGAGCCCCTGGCAGAGCCGAAGGATGCCGCCGCACTCGCCGCGCAGATCGAGGAAGCCCGAATCCTTAACCGAGCGATCGAGCGCGGCCAGATGCGCGCCAAGATTGACGCTGATTACAAGGTGGCGCATGAGGAATGGAGCAAGCTGGACGCGGCCGTGAAGGAAGGCGAACGCCGCAAGAAGGAAGCCATTGCCCACGCGAAGTATCCCGTCGAAGGTCTGGGGTTTGGCAATCAGGAAGTGATGTATAACAACCTACCGTTTGAACAGGCCAGCAACGCCGAACAGATCAAGGTCAGCGCAGCCATAGGCATGACGACTAACCGCAAGGTCCGAGTCATGAGGATCAAGGACGGGAGCCTATTGGATGATGCCAGCCTCGCCATCATCGCGGATATGGCCCACGAGCGCGATTTCCAAGTTTTCATAGAATGTGTCGATTTGACGGGCAATGTTGGTTTCTACATGGAAGACGGCGAAGTAAAGACCGTCAACGATGAGCCCCTGGACAAACTCCCAGAGGCAAAGACGGCAAAGAAGGCCACCAAAAAGAAAGTGAGCAAGTAATATGCACGATAGCAATAACTGGCAATTCGCCGTCACCCTGGGAGCCATAGTGGTAGGCGTGTTCATTAACAACCGGAAGGCTGACGATGTACGCAGGGAACTGCATACCGATATCAGCCTGTTGACCGGAAAGTTTATTGACCTGATTGATCGACTGGCAAAGGTCGAGGCCAAGTTGGAACCCAAGTGATCGAGATTGCGGCGAAGGACTAAACCCGGAGCCGCAGGGCGTGGCGGATGGACGCGGGAGAGCAATCGAACGCATGAAGTTGCTACGCAGGTTACGGGAGTGGGCAACATACTAGTTGTTGTTCACTCCCCACCTAACTTAAGACCGGAGAAAAGACGAAGGAATGTTCACCCTGGACCAATCCCCAATCAGGTATTACCACCGCGACGGTAAGCCGATCCTGGACAATGAACTACTGACCGCCGCCGAACAGTGGGGAATCATGTTCGAGGACAGCGCGGCCCGGATCGTAGGCAGCACCAAAACACTTTACGGAGAACGCCTGAGTACCGTATGGCTGGGAATGGATCATAACTGGGGATGGGGAAAACCCCTGCTATTCGAGACCATGTTATTTGCCCCAACGAAACCGCTCCGATTCTCCCGCGAGTATGGGGAATGGCTGTTGAACGATATGCGCGAACATTTCACGCGCGGGTCCAAAAGAACCATGCCCGAAGACTTAAAACTGGAGTTTGAGGAACGACAGAAGCGCGAAGCCTACAACAAAAAACACTTCCCAGACGACCAGCTTCAAATCCGCTACACCACGGAGAACGAAGCGCGAGACAAGCACGAAGAACTAACAATGCAATGCCTGATACCGCCACGATGGAGACATTTTCTGTTGTGGACGGTTGGCCGGCAAGAGACCTGGAGACGCTGGGACGATGAAGACGACGACTAACCAAGACACCAAAGAAATGATGACTACACTGTTGGACCTCGCTAAACATCAGCGCGAGAGTTTCAAGTACAGCGGAGACGAACAGATGTTGCCGATGGCGTTCATCTACGGAGATGAAATCACCATAATGATGTTGGGCTGGAAGGACAACAAAGAGAAGTACCAGATGGCCGCATCCGCCAATATGATGGCGCGCACCCGCAAGGCCCAGAGCCTTAGTTTCGTCACAGATTCTCGCTGGATCAATTCAGATGCCTATGGGAAGTATTACAACCTACCCAGCCCCAAAGAAATGGGAGTAGAGAAATTCATGGCCCACTATCGCCGCACCCTTGCAGCGTTTGGTGGAGAGATGAAGAACCTACCCCGCGAGTTATGGGGTGAAGCCGTTACAGTCTTTACCAATGGCCCAGGCATCCCGCTCACCATTCAGATGGCACCGTACAGGGAAGGACCGAAGGACACGATTGAATGGTTGCCGGCTGATCCTAAATGGGACGGCCCAGACAACAAGAGCAAATCCGACATGCTAACCGATTGGTGGAGTTGAGATGCCATTCCCCGCGACCAAAGCGAAGCTGATCGAGGCCGGTTACAAGTACCTCGCAAACAAAACGTGCCCGTGTGGATCCAGCATGGAGCTCTGGTTAACGCCGAACGGAGCCACTATGCCTATGAACCCCATGAGTGGCGACGAAGATCCTGCAGTCTCCCACTTTTCCGATTGTCCAAAAGCCGCGCAATTCAGGAGAAACAAAAAATGATGGACTACAACCTTGCAGGACTCGCACTCATTGCGTTCCTTGTTTTGTTCCTACCATCCACCGGACTCATTCACCGCCGCGCGCGCGCACTGGCAACAAGAGCAAAGCAGCAAGCAGACTCCAGAGAACTCCGAGAGTTACTACATGCGGAGGCTTATCGCGTGTTAGATGAAGAACGAAATTCAGAAGCAAATCAAACGCGATGACGGAAAGGCAGAGCCGAAGCATGGAAGGAAAGGTAAACGAAAATATGCTATCCCTGCAGCAAATCATGGATCGAGTTGCGGCTGGCATGACGAAAGAAGAGGCCACAACGCTACTCGCGGAGCAGGTTGCCGAGATTGTAAAGCTGGGAGTATCGGAGGAAGAGGCCACCCGCAGGATCCTTGCGAATATCGGATACTTCGCCGGCTACTACAGCCAGGAGATAGCAGATCGAGCCTATGACCTGTTTAACACGGAACATCCGATTTTTGGCAGGACTCACCCCACTCCAGAGGAAGCCTTACGCCTGGGGATGGAGTGGGGAAAGCGCAGCCGCGAGAGGAGCCAACCTTGACCAACTATGACGACCTGACGCCAGAAGAACGGATCCACCTGGAGCTCACACCAGAAGAGAGGCAGAGGATTCAAGCCTTTGTTACGGAGGCCACGGCAAAGGCTCAAGAGGTTAAAAAACTATTTGGAAGCGGAACGCGCGGGATGATGATGTTCGCGTTTGCCATGCATACGTTACAAATCGCGCATCCAGTCCTATTCGACAATGCCGACATAGCGGAGCGGATGGCCGAATGGTTCGCGGCTGGAGCCCCTGAAGATTTACGCAACATTGCAGACAAGATCATTGCTCGATGCACGAAAGGAAAGCCAAATTGAGCGAACCGCAGGATAAGCCGACAGGAATCAACTTCTGGGTGCAGGGTATAGTTGCCGCGCGCAACGGGAAGCCATACGTCCAACTCTCCAATCAGGACGCCATGATCGCACAGCTAACCATTGCCGAGGCGCGCAGCATCGCCCTGGACCTCTTCCGCGCAGCCAGCTACGCCGAGGCCGACGCGATGTTACATGGATTTTTCAAGAAGATGGATTTACCGATGGCAGCGTTAGGCGCGCTAATGATCGACTTCCGCGACTTCCGCCACGCCCTGGACATGGAGAAGGTGGACACCCGCTACTCAGATCCAGACACGGGGGAAGAAGTTTGAGTTTCACATGCCCAGTCTGCCACCGCGTCAGCTACAACCCAAACGACGAGAGCGCGGGATACTGTGGCCACTGTCATGCGTTCACCGGAACCCCGAATTACGAGCCATACAACAGGAGGCCCGATGGACAACAGCGATTTAGCAGCCGCAGCCCTGAAACCCGACCTGAGAGCGAAGTGCAATTGTCGGATGCAGACGAAGATGGGGAAACCAAGTAAAACGTGCCAGAAGTGCCACGGCACCGGAACCGTAACAGCATGTAAAGATTGCGAGGCAAGCGGATGGAGCAGAGTACAGAACAAGATATGCCCGAAATGCGCCGGGACCGGACACACCTAACCAATTGCGACCAGTGCGCTGGCACCGGAATACTCAGAGGCGGAATCGTTTGCGGATGCCGCGAGGAAGATGACACCGCCACCAGGAGGAGAGCCCAGATGGGAGTTTGCCCCGTAGCACACCCGCTCCGCCAGGACATACAGGCGCCGCCGAAGTTTATGCAGCATCTCCCAATCGACAAGCGCGGCTATCCTTGCCCGTGGTTCATTGAATGGGTTGGAGGAGAGCCAGAGTTTCGCGCGGCTGACGGTCGCAAGCTGGTGAAGGCGATCAATCAGAGACTTTGCTGGACTTGCGGAAATCCGTTATTCGGAGAAGAAGTGTTTGTGATCGGTCCAATGTGCTTGGTTAACCGCGTGAGCTCCGAGCCGCCCAGCCACAGGGAATGTGCCATCTATTCCGCAACCAATTGCCCGTTCCTATCGAAGCCCCAGATGGTACGGCGAACGGACGGACTCCCAGAAATGAAGGTTGCCGCCGCTGGGGTGATGATCGAGCGGAACCCAGGCGTATCCCTGCTGTACTACACTCGCCGGCATACCCTGATATCCAGCCCACACCTACCAAGCAAAGGCGCAAACGCAGGAGTCCTATTCAGACTGGGAAGGCCATTCAAAACGGAATGGTTCGCCCGTGGGAGGCCAGCCACGCGCGCGGAGATACTGGAGAGCATCGAGACCGGCTTACCGCTCCTGAGAGCCACAGCAGAGCAGCATGACGGCCCTGAAGGTGTGGCCGCTCTGGAGATGCAGGTACAGGAGGCCATGAGGCTGATACCCCGATGCTGACAGGCCACCCCTTCAAGCTGATCCAGCTAAGGCAAAATGCAAGGGTGCCTTGGACGGCCTTTACTGCAGTATCGCCAGAGGATTATGGATGGCTGACAGAATACCGATGGTCTCTCAACATCTCAGGAAGCAACCGCCTGTATGCCTATACCAGCATTTTGGAAAATGGGAAATGGCGATACATAGGGATGCACCGCCTGATTGTTCAGCACAACGGCACAATAGCTGATGATGAGGTAGCAGACCACCGGAACGGCTACACCCTAGACAATCGGAGATGTAATCTCAGGCCAGCGTCAGAAGGTGTAAACAGACGCAACCGTTACCCCTTCGAGCCCATCCAGTCAGACGAGCCATACCCGCCGCCTTATGCTCCACCCACTGGCCCATTACTCCCGTCTGGAGTGGCCTACTACTACAACAAAGAGTATGGGGTGTGGCGCATCGCCCCGTAACACGCAAGAAAGCCTCTGGGAACACTTCCCAAAGGCTCACCCTTGCGCCAGCCTAGCAGCCAGTTTGCCCCCGCTTAGAGACCTCGCGAGTTTGGATTGTATTGATTCAGCGCGTTAACTATCCGCATGGCCAGACTTCGAGATGTGCAAGTGGCCACAATCTCCCCGTTCCTTGTAATCGTGCGAACGTCGAAGCCGATCCGAAAGGCAGGACGGGGAGGCAGGTCGGGAATGTTCCCCCGTTCCCGCGCGTCAATCATCGCGTCGTCTATCGTCTCGCCGCGACCCAGTTCCTTGGCCGCACTGAAGACGAAGAAGCCGCCGACACCCAGCCCAGGCACAACCGCAGGAGCGAAGACTTGAGCCTCCGCCAGCAATTGCAGCGCGCGCCGATGATCCAAAGGTTTATCGCTCATACAGGTTCATCCTTGTCTATGAAGTAATCCAAATTACGATCCTGCAAATCCTCCGTAGTATCGACAGCACACCCGATAAGCTCCTCCAACTCCTGAGACAACGCCCACAGTTTGCTTTGAACCGCCGCCATCTGGCGATAAAGAGATTGCGCCTCGTCCCGCTGTTCATCAGTCAATTCTTCGGCCATATTGGAACCCCCAGCGCAAGCCATCGCCGCCAGATCATTAGCCTCGTAAAGAGGATCAACAATAATCCCGTTTTCGCAGCCATCCGCCACAACACTGCAGATGGAATTACCCATAATAAAAACAGCGTCAGGCACGTTTAGAACGTGGTTTATTGCGTGTTGAAGAATAAGCACAGCCTCTTGATGACCCAGCTTGGCCATAAAAACCCCTTTGCGCTGGAGACGGCCAGCGCGCCGGTTAGAGAAAAGAAAAAGGTGGGCTTACTCCGCGAGATGCGAGGCGACCTGTTTTTGTAGGTACTTTTCAGCGGAGTAAAGCCGATCCCATGCGAAATCAATTCCGACAGCTTTGGAGCGGAGAGAGGAGATAAGGTTGATGGAGGCGATAAGGTTAGCAAGTTCAGGAGACATGGTTTTAGTCCTTTCAGGTTGTGGCATCAGCCACGGAATAAGTTGATTATACATGACTCCATCATGGAGTCAACACGTTAGAAAAGTGAAAGTTGCTTGCTTGCAGATGCGGCAGGATAACCGTTACCCGCATCCGTTCGCCCTTCATCATCGAAAGGTTCTGTAGGTGGAAGACATTCAGCGCAGGACTCCCCATGCTTGGCATAGCAGGACGGACAGAAGACCGCGCCAGTCTCGGAGCACTCCCCGTATTCATCCATCTGGGAGAGGTCAGCGTCACAGGCGGAGCACTCCATTGTGTCATCATCCACCGGGACCGGCAGCGGATTGGAAGGTCTGAAATCGTGCTTTTGGATGCGATGCAGCGCGAACTTTGTAGGCTTTCCGCCCGATCCATTCCACCAGTGGCGAAGATGGCCAATACACCATTGCCGAACGTCATCAGACCGTTCACCAACCTCTAGCGAGGAGCACAGAAACGACCTGTACCCAGTAGCGGAGTAGAAACCACGATCCCATTCAACAGCGCCAATCTCAAAGCCCCAGACGCGCGCGTTATAGGCAGACATGCCAAGGGAGCCGCCCAGCCCCTCAGTCTGAAAGTTAACCTTTGTGATCGACACGAAAGTCTCAAAGTTACCCTTCTGGCCGAACAATGGAACGGAGCCAGGGCGCGCGCGCGTCAGCCAGTCGAAGATTTGCGCCACGTCATGGAAGCAATATCGGAAGCCCCTAGAGGTGAAACGCTCAAAGGACTCTGCGCGTTCGATGATATCTTGAGCCTCACCATAAACAGATCCCGCCGTCTCAAAGTCCCGCGCACGTACAGCCGCATCGAAGCGAATGATGCAATCACGATAGAGCGGCACGAGCTCCGCCACCGTGGAGGGGAGATGCCCAAGGTCTTTGGGCATCTCCATCACAGTCTGTTTGCTGTTATTCATGCCGCCACCTCTTCCTCTGATGTAGCGGCAAAGGTGCGGCCCAGAATGAAATCAGCCGCCTTTTGTGCCCGTTGAGCAGCTTGGATGGCCAGCGTCTTATCATTCTTTAGCTTGCTGATCCATGTCTGGATGTACGCAACCGAGTTGCTAATTCGCTCCTCATTCGAGCATCCAGTCTCCGCGCAAAGAAACGCGGCCGCAAATTCAGCCGTTAACTCTTCCTTGCTGTAGTCCTCAGAACCAAAGCCAGTCATGGCGATTAGCTCCGCGCGGTTACAGCGAGACTTTATGCCTGTACTGTGAGCAAATTCATGGAACAGGGTAGCGTAGTAACCGCCAGCAGAGGCGAACGTCTCGCGGTTAGGCATCTGGACATGATCCCGTGATGGAACGAAGTGCGCGCTATCGCCACCATGCGCCAGCGTAGGATGCGAGTCTGAGGCCATGAACTTAGAGACAACCGCGTCACACTCCGCGATTGGATCAAATACTTCACCCTCAAAAGGTAAATCAGCGGGTACACCGTCCAATTGCTCGATGTTGAACACGGCATAACCGCGCGCCAGTGGAGCAGCATTTTTGCCCTGTAGCTTGGCCTCGATGACCGCCTTTTTATCCGGGAATTTCCAGAACATCACGGGAGATGATTTCTCACCCTTGCGAACCTGATATCCCAGTTCCAAAGCCTGCTTGTAGGTACACCAACCCTGTGACGTATAGCCAGAGCAGAGGAGAGAAAACACGTTCGCTCCACGGTACGGCTTACCAGATGCAAGGTTGTAGGGCATCCCTGAAGTCTTTCCAGAGGTTCGCCATTCCTTGCGCCACGGAATTTTACCGGACTCAAGAGTTGAGATTATGCGGTCAGTAATTGTTTCGTAAATGGACATTGAACTGCCTTTCAGGTTGTGGCATCCGCCACGGAATAAATTGATTATACATGACTCCATGATGGAGTCAAACCGCGCACTAGGCGCGCGCTAACCGCGCGCGCCTTATGTGCTTTTGGAGTTGCTGCAAAGATTCCCGGATATTGTTGTTAGCTTCCTTGACGATGCGCTGGACGTTCGGTGCTTCGATGCCGGGAACTTCCTCGCTCCACACGCGCGTTAGCAGGTCTGCAGTCTCTTTAGAGATACCCTGAGTGGAGAAACGAACAGCCTCGCATCTGGACGTGAAACGTGTCTCAAATCGCTCTGTTTCGTTACAGGTGAAAATAATGACAGTGTTTTCTGGCCTGTTAGTGGAATCAAGGATCGACAGCCAAGCGAGTTGTGCGGCTGGACTCATCTGGTCTGCCTCATCCACTAGGACAACATGGAATCCGCCAAACATAGGCTTATAGGCCAGTCTGGAGCGCAATGCTTTGACAGTATCAACGGTACAACTCTGAGACGGTACGTGATGGAGTTGAGCTCCCATTTCATCAGCCAGCGCCAGCGCCAGCGAAGTCTTACCAGTTCCGGGAGCTCCCACAAACAGGAGTGCGGTACTGTATGGATCATTCAGCAATTCCATTGCAAGGTCTTTTGCGTCTTGCATCCCGATAAAATCGACTACCTTGGTTGGCTTGTACTTTTCGACTAATAGCATGGGGTGAGTCCTTTCAGGTTGTGGCCAGCGCCACGGAATATTTAGAAGGTAGCGCGCCAGTTCGGAACGTGTCAACTAAAAAGTGGGAATCGTTCCCACAATAGGCCAGCGCCAACCGCCAGCGAACGACCTGCGAGGCCAGCGCCAACCGCCAGCGAACGCGACCTGCGAGGCCAGCGCCAACCGCCAGCGAACGACCT